TAATTATGTTTATAGGCCGCCGGTTAGCTTTGCCCGCTCGTATTCGTCTTGCTATTCACGGGCGCCAACCTCTACCCCCGTTACCGGGTGTCATGCACCTAACCCGCGACGGCTAGTAGCTCTATGGCCAGTCAATGCCGGCACCATTTAGGTAATGGTTATTTAAGCTTTGTTAGCCCACCAAACGAGAAAAGCAATACCGGAGATAAACCCCGAAAACCAAGCTCCGACGAGTGCTATCACAAACCCGCTAGCTCCAATTCCCAAATAGCCCTCGCTATGTCTTTAGCGGTCCACCGTAAGTACTGCTGTATTTCGTCCTTATGGATAAAATCGGTAGAGCGCTCAAGCTCGTCAATTAGTCGAGTTACCGAGCCCAATAGGTCCAATAGTTCTTTAATGCTCATTTTTTCCATGCCTCTATAACTCGGGTAGCTTCGCTAGGGCTAAGTAGGTTTATTAAAACGTCGTCGCGGCCAAGTATGGCGCTAATGGCCTCTACGGCCTCTTGCTCGTTAAGTTCCATACCGCGCGCTAATGCTTTCACGTATGCCAGTTGCTTAGCGCTTGCTACCGTCTCCACGGTATTAGCCGGCCGCTCTTTACGGATTACCTCTACCGGTTGGTCTAAACGCGCTAAAACCTCGTTTTGGCTTGCTATGGCTTTAGCGACGCCCATACCCATATAACCGAGTGCTCGGCCTAACGCGCTAGTCATACCAACCATAAACTCGCTGTTTTTTGTGTATGGCGTTTTGCCCGGGTAAGGCTCGGCAGCTGTAGCAATAGCCGGTAGCGGGTCGTTGGCGTCGCGCCAAACGGTAACGGTGCAACGGTAAAACGTGGAGCCGTCGGGCATGGTGACTACTTCGGCGCTTGTCTCTTGTATGCGAAGCTCGGGCCATTTTATTAAAGCGTCTTTTAGTCGAGTCGGTACGTCTACGTAGTTATCTAGTGAATATGCCACGGTTAGTACCCCTTTTTTTTACAAGTGCCGGGGTGGAAATATAGCGTCCACGGTTGAGCTTTGTTTACTTTGTAGGCGTATGTTGGTACGCCACACTTACTACATAATTTCATGTCGGGTTTATCTTTCATTTTGTGGATTATTTAATGCTCGGTAACGTAGCCATTGGGTGTAACAAATTTTGCGGCGTACGATAACACGGTTTAGGCATGAACGACGCCCACCGAGCGGGGGTATTTGCCTCGGTGAGCGTAGCCCAACCTTGGAGCGTAATCGTTTTAGTTGCTTTGTCGCCAGTAGCCAAAACGTATACGCCGAGCTTGTCGGTATCTTTCGTTAATAAGCAACCGTCCATACGCATAGTGGCGCGCACTTCGTAACCGTCTACGTCGTTTGCGTGTAGGTCGTATGGTGTAAAACCCCAATTAACGCCTAGGTATTTCGCTAGCGCGTATTCACCTAAGCAACCTATTTTTATTGCCGGGAACTCTACGCCCGGGTCGTATTTTGGTACGGCGTTTGGTCGGCTTTTCACTTCGTCGGCTATGAGTGCTGCTACGGCGTAAACGTAGTTAATTTCGTTTTCGCTAAATCGTATTGTTGTCACGCTTGACTACCGAGAGCTTGTAACACTTGCTCGAGTGTGTGCGCGTAGTCGTCGTTGCCGGATAAAACAAAATCGGTACGCATATTTCGTACACGTTGCACTAACGCAATATCTACGGGCGGTTTTACTCTATGTTGAGGCCGTACTAATTCCTCTAACACGGTTATTACTGCTCGCGTTTGTGGCGTTATTTCGTTACTCATTTGGTGGGCCTTTCTTATTGTCGGGTTATCTCGTACTCCACGGTATCCAACCGCTGTTACGATATATCGCTACCATAGCCGCCGCTTGTACGTCGGGTTGGTATAGGTCGGTGCATTTGTCGAGTATGCCCTTAGCTTGTAGCCAACCCTCGGGCCAATATCGGTTAGGCCGGCACCAAAAGCCGTTAATTTGGTAATGCCCATAACTACCGCCGTTTGGGTCGTTTGGGTTAAACGCGCTCGAGCAACGGCTTTCACGGTGAGCTATGCGGAGAGCTGTAGGTAATTGTTTTGGCGGTAGCCCGGCAGCTAAAGCAAACGCGGCCACTTTCGCGCAAGGGTCCGGCGGCGGTACGTCACGGTTACTAGCCGGCACCATAAGTAAAACGGTAACTAATGCTTTAATAATCATTTAGCCTCTAATTGGTATGGCGTACCCCAAGTGGAGCCGTACGGGCCTCTAAACGCTATTTGCGCGTGTAACGTCTCGCCTGTCTCGGGGTGCTCGAAAATCTGTACTAATACTTCGGTGCCGCCGTCTATGCGGGTAATAAAGCACCGGTAGTTAAATCTTTGTATATCGCTCATAGCGTTTTAGCCTCTCGTCGGTGTAGACGAGACTACTAGCGGGGTTACACGGGTTTAGGTATTGGCCCGAAAACGGCTAAAAATACGGCTTTTACGGCTTGCTCGTCGTCGGCCATAGCCGGGGATAGTTCTATATGCCACCAGTCGCCGCCGGGCGCTCCGTGAATTGTCTCGCTTGTGTAGTTCTGCCATTTTTGGCGGTCACACCTAAAACCTCTACCCCACGGTTTAGGGAAATAGTCGAGTACACACTCAATACCAAACGCGTTAGCGTTCGCTACCAATGTCTCTACAAACGCTTTAGAGAGTTTGCGGCCGTTGGGTACGCCTTTAGTATTGCTCGCGTCTTTCACATTTACGATATGTCGGTAGCTCAAATCCATAGCTCGGCCCGTGTTATGTACTGACGGTACGCCGGGTTTGCCGCGCATATCACGGCCGGGGCTCCAAGAGCCGTTAGGCCATAAAGCGGGGCAGCGCTTAACGCATTGGCGTATAAATTCGTCGGTACCTTTACGCGGTGCCGGAGCTTGTCCGTCTTTGTTGCCCGTATATGGTTTGGCGTTTGGTACGGGTTTAGTTGGCATTTTGTCCGAGTGTGTCGTTCGGGTTGAGTAGGCGTAGCAACGGTGGGGCGATAGCGGCAAACGCGGCCATACCTAAATCGCGGGGGCTCATGTTGCCCGTCATAGCCAAAGTGATAACGGCAGCTAGTCCCGCTCGCGCATAACTAAAGAGTATCGGTTTAATGGTTTTAAGCATTGTGGCCCTCTATATGGTCGTCTAGTTTTTGTTCTATTCTGCCGAGGTAACGGTGTACGGTGCCGTGGTCCGAGCGGTTTTCCCTAGTGAGTTTAGTAATGAGCGCCACGAGTACAGAGAAGCCGCCACCGATACAAGCCACCAAGACGCTAGTAGCCACGTCATTAAGCCGGCTCTACTACGGGCGGTACAAACTCGCCGTATGGCGCTACGTCGGGATTAAAACCCCAACCTATACCCGCGTAGTAACCCCTAAAATTAGCGTTATACGAGGTTTGTAGCCAAACTCCATCTAGCCCTATAGAGGCTATAAACGCTTGGCCTACTGGCTCGCTTTCGGGGAACGGCAAATTATTTACGTCGTCGTTACTTACTACGATTACGTCGCCGCATTGGTTATTTTTTACTTGTACGAAGTGTGCCATGTCAAACCTTAAACCTCACTAATAAAATACCCGAGCCGCCCTGTCCTGCTGTACCGGAGCCGGAGCCACCGCCGCCGCCGCCCGTGTTGGCCGTACCGTTTACGCCCGCCGTAGCGCCTTGGCCGCCGTTGCCGCCGCCACCAATTCCACCGAGGCCACGAGTACCCGCGACGTTAATACCGCCACCGCCGCCGCCCGCATAATAAGTAGTAGTAGCTACCTCTCCGCGCCATAGTGAAGCGTCATATCCTGCACCGCCGGTACCGCCAAGCGTTGAGGTACCGTTACCGCCGTTTGCACCGCCGCCACCGCCACCGCCGCCGCCTTGGCCGTTAGTTCCCGTTCCGGAGCCGCCCGCGTTACCTTGACCAATGAACAAAGGCTGTACTACTGAAGCGACATCGGCAATTTGTCCGTAACCGTTAGCGCCTCGCGCTAAGTATGCGCCACCGCCTACGGCTTGTGGGGCTACTTGTGAGCCAACTACGACGCTGCCTAATGTAGTAGCGCTACCCGGCGTTATGTTGCTAGTGCCACCGCCACCAAGCGTTACGGTATGGGTCGTAGCTGCTAAATAAACGGTAGTAGTAACAAGGCCACCGGCGCCACCGCCGTTACTTTGCCCGCCGCTATTGGCTCCACCGCCGCCGCCAACCATAAGCAAGTCAAATAGGCCCGCGCGTGACACGGTGAGAGTACCGCTAGCCGTAAAGGCCAACATAGTGTAAGCACCTAGGCCGGCTACGGTGATATTGCTAGACGTACCGCCGGTGGCGGTGCCGTAGCTAATTCCCCCCGCTAAAAAAAAAATTGCCGCCGACGCGCTCGTAAAGTAAAGCGTCCCGCCGCCCCATTGAGGGATAGCTAGAGAGCTTGAGGTAGTTACCGTTGCCGTTCCGGCCGTTACGGTGCACGTTCCCGCGCCTATGTTTGTTATTTGGAGAGTGTCGCCCGCGCTAAATAGCGACGTATTTACCGTAATTGTCGTCGCGCTCGCGCTATTCATAACAATACGGGTACCTTTGTCGGCAGCCACCAAAACGTAGCTAGCGGTTTTGTTGCTTACCGTAATGTTGTAGTCATTGGCCTGTAGCGCGTTCATTTGCGCCGCTGTCAAAATTTGGGCCGCGGTAAAGGTTTGTAGTGCCATAGTGAAATTATCCTAACTCACGTAAGGGCGTTATCGCTGTCAAGTGTGCCGGCGGTAGCGCTGTTTAATATAAAAGCTTCCAAAAGGGTAGTAGGCGCGGTGTAAAAGCGGGTAGTTTGCCCGGTGTCAAAACTAACCGACGTCTCCAAACCCTCAATAAACGAAGCTTGAGTAGTAGTCCCAAAGCTGTCGGTTTTGGTGATACTGATTAAATCGCCGATATCCAAAAGGCTTACCGTGTCCCGTTGAGCTTCTGATAATGAGCCAAACCAAGTAGCTACGGCGGTAAAACGTGGCTCCGGGTTTGGTACCAAAAGGTAGTTAGCAAGGGTTAAAGCGGCGCTATCGCTAGCTAAAAGACTGTTCGCGTATTCTTTGCTTTGCGTAAAATAAGTACTAATTGAGGCCGCGTTAGTGGCGGTTTGTTGGGTACCGCCCGTAATCGTTACCGCCGCCCGGTTTATAACGGTGTTTTGGTCAAACTCAATTTCGAGCTCGTTATAGCGGATATTGGCGCCCGTGTCGGAAAAGTACGCCGACGGGGTAGCCGTAGTGCCAGTTACTCGAGGTTGGAATACAAGGGTATTTAGCCGGTTACAGAATAGGCGGCCTTGCTCGGCGTCGTTAATGTCCGTCAAATAGGCGGTAGTGGACGTTCCGGCGCTTACCGGATAGGCGCCCAATGTCGTTACGGGGCTAGCGGTTAATGACGTGGTACCGGTAAACGAGACTTCGGTACGCGCTAAAACGGTGCTAATACGGGCGCTTGAGGTTTGGCTTACCGGGGTAAACGCGTCTAGTGAGGTTTGGCTTAGCGGGTAAATATCGTCGCTTGCTATTACGTTAATTTCGTTTATACCGCCGAGCTTGTAGGTTTGGTCAAACGCTGTAATACGGCCCGCAAAAATATAGCTACCGTCACGGCTTACCCTTACCTTGCGTAATGGTGCTAGGCCCGGCTCGTTTAGTGTCGTGTTGTAGTAGGGCGAGCTCGTGTTGAGCGGGTTAAATAGCTCGCTTTCGTCGTTGAGCATAAGCGCGCAAGTACCGCTAACGGGCATTTGGTCGGTTACTGTACGTCGCCCTCGACGGATACTAAAGCTATCTATTTCGTTTGTTATGTCGGCATATTCGGTAGAGCCGTCCAACACGTACGTAGTGTTATCTAGTACGCCCTTAGTCGCGCTATCCAAGGTAAACGAGTTAAGTAAAAACCCGGTAGATACCTCTACGGCATATACCCCGCCGTTTAATACGGTGGCCGGCATTAGGCAACCCGGATATTAGCGGGGCCGGATACTTGGTTAAATTGGCGTATAGCGTCCACTACGGCGCGCCCAATTTCTGCCGACGTGGATAAACCGCCATTTACGTTTACGGTGATAGCACCGCCACCGCCGCCCATTTTTCCCATTTGGTTAAGGGGTATTACCGCTTCACTTCCGGCCTCACCAATTAGGGCGAGCGTTGGGCCTGTAACTATGCCGCCGTCGGCCATAGCGGGAATACCTAAACGGCCTGTAATCTCTGCCATTTTGTTAGATACGAAAACGTCAATAGTTACCGTACGCTTCATTTTGGCGGCTATTGCGTCCATTTTTGCCATGAGCTTAGGGGTGAGTTTGTCAAGCTCTCCCTGTAGTCCGTCCACTATTGCTTTAGCGCTGTCTACGCCGGCTTGTAACCATTTGGTAGCACCGTTTAGCCCTACTTTGTCGGCGGCGCGGTTAGCGGCGTCTACGAGGTCGTTAGTGGCGTCTATGGCGGTTTGGCCGCCTGCTATGAGTTCGTCGGCTATCGCGCTTCCGGCTTCCTGTCCGGCGTCAAGCACCATTTGGAACGCGTCGCGGCTTAGGTTGGTTTTTAGCAAGGTTTGTAGTTTGTCGGTGTAGGCAACTATCCCGGATACTTGGGAGCGTAGGCCGTCAAGAAAACCGCCGCCACTCTCTTTACCGGCGTCTCGAGCGTCGGCAAAACTAAACGCTTGTTTAATGCTGTCCGCTGTCGTGTTGGCAAAATCTGTAAACGCGTCTTGAGCGGCTTTTAATCCGTCTTTAGCTTTATCTAGCGCTTCGCTTAATTTATCTTTTAGAGCTTCCGCAAAGCTTTCGACCTTTTTAGCTGCACCGCCGGCGGTGTCGCCCATGCCATAAAACGCCTTGGTACGGCGCTCGAGTTCCGCGGCCGATAGTTGGGGGCCTATCATGGCGCCGTTTAGTTGGGTTTGCGCGCCGGTCATAGCTTGCACTTCGCCGCGGGCGTCTTTCATTTTCTTTTGGTAAAGCGCGTAAGCGGTTACGCCGGCAAGTACGGCAACAATTCCGATACCGGTAGCAATTTGTACGGCAGTAAACGACGCCGCTAAAGCTATGTTTATTGCTTCGGTAATTACGGCTACGGCTCTATATGTTTTGTACGCTAATCCCAATGTTGCTAGCGCTCCGACAAACGTACCAATAGCTATAACAAGGCCAGTAACTAGCCCGGCATTGTCGGCTACAAAATCCCCAAATTTTATGAGTAACGGTAGGACGGCTTCCACGATAGGTATAAAGCCTTTTCCAATGGCTACTACGGCGTCGTCTATTTTTGCTTTTAGTATTCTTTGTTGGTTGGCGAGGCCGTCGCTAGTACGGCTAAAGTCGCCTTGGGCGTCTCCGGTTTGTTTAAGTATGAGAGCTTGGGCGGCAAGTACTTTAGCGGTTTGGTCTAACGCGCCTTTACCGTCGTAAATACCCATAGCCATAGCTTGAGCTTTTAGGGCGGCGTCGTTGAGTAGTACACCGTATTTACGTATCGGCTCGCTTTCGCCACGTAGGGCAGCACCGAGGGCTAGGGCAACGTCGGCCGGGTTGGCGTTATGGAAGCTTGCTAAATCGCTTGTGAGCGTGACCATTTGGGTAGAAAACGCGGCTAAATCCTCGCCTGTTTTGCCGGCAGCTTTACCGAAAACTCCAAAAGTAGCGGCAGCGTCTAGCGCGGCTTGTTTACTTTGACCTAATGACGTGGCAGCGGTGCTAGCGAATTGCTGCACACTTTTAGACGCGCTACCGAAAATTACATTACTTTTATTTACTGTCTCGTTAAAATCGCTTGCGGCTTGCGCGGCCTTAATTCCACCAACGGCTATAGCACCAAACGCGGCAGCTGCCGGTACGGCCATTTTGTTTAGAGCGAAGCCCGCTTTTTTTGCTGTTCCCTCGAGGTTGGCAAACTCTTTAGCGGCGGCTTTTACGCCCTTATCGCTAAAGCTTGTAATAATCGGTATGTTAATAGCCATAATTAACCTGTAACTTTCGGTTTACTTTATCCATTACCCGGCCGACTATCTCGGTTACTACGCCCTCAACGGCGGGGCGTGAAGCCTCTACGCCGGGGTCGGCTGCTCGAGGTTGGGTACGGATACCTTGGCCGTAGGCCATGAGATTAGCCACAAATAAACTATCGGGCGTACGTTTACCGGCATGGTCCCAAATAGCGCCCGCGGCGTCCTTTTGTTGGAGCGTTAATAGTTGGTAGGGGATAGCGTCAAAATTAACTACGTCACCGCTACTAAATTGCACCGTTTTAGCGGGTTTGCCCGTACGGTTGGTAAGTATCTTAAAACCCTCGCTAACGGCTGTATTGCTCCATTTAGTGCCGTCTCGGCCTTTAATCAAACTACCGCGCCTCATACCGGTAAGCGGTGGAGCTGTAGGGATAAACGAGCGCGCCGCGGTTAGTACAGGCTCCCCGGCTTGTTTAACGTCTCTTGTTATTTGGCGTCGGTAGGTTGGGTCTATTTCGTTTAATTCTTTAAGCGCTTGTTTAACGCCGTATATGTCAAGTTTTGCGCTAGTTGCCACGGCCTCTACCTTTTCTTACTCTGCTCGCTTAATACTCTAACGAGTGTAGATAGGTCGTCTATGTCAAACGTGTTGGCGTACCAATGCGGCGCCCAACCGGTAGCTATTACTAGCTCGGCTAGTTGCCGTCGGTAGGTGCCGCTTGGGTAGGGTTTGGGGCCTCTTGCTCCACTACCTCAATGTTTACGAGCTTCTTTACAAAATCGTCAAACGCTGCCGGTACTACTACGCCGTGTACTTTGCTCGCACACCATGCCAAATAGGCTAAATCCTCAATACCGATACCGTTACCCATGTCCGAGGCTTTACGCTTAAAACGGCGCTCCCACTCGACGACGGTAAATAGGTTGGTCGTTACCTCGTAGGTGTTGTCGGGTAGTTCTACTTTTAGGGTTAGCTTCACTTTTGCTCTTTTCGTGTCGGGCCGATTAGGGCCGTGGTTATGGGGTTACGTCTACGGTGTATACGCCGCCAGTAAACGTTACTTCGCAAGTGGAAAGCTCGCCAAGGGTAGCGTTTACAATAGGCAACGTCTCAAGGTAGCAACCAGTAAGGGTAAAGCCGGGGTTAGTTGGGCCGTCGGCCGCTGTACTCGGTTTAACAATAATGGTAGTAGTTGAGCCTACGAGGCTCTTTAGTACGTCGTATGTCTCGGTAGTTGCGTAGCTCTGATAGAGGGTTAGCGTTACTTCGTTATTTTGTAGGCCCGAGGTATACGAGCGCGCCGTAGAGCCGAACGAGGTTTGTTCCAAGCTTTCGTTTACACGGGTAAAGGTTGCCGCGGTGCATTGGTCCGACATATCGCTTCCGGCTACGAATACTTGGGGGTTTGAGAGATAAAGCGCGGTAGGCATTATGCAACCGCCACGGAATAGGTACCGCCAGTAAAGGTAACTTCACAAGTTGAGAGCTCGCCAAGGGTCGCGTTTACGACTGGCAAAGTCTCGAGGTATGCGCCCGTAATCGTAAAGAGCGGGTTAGTTGCCGACGTGGCACCGGTAGCCGGTTTAAGGGTAATTGTTGTAGTTGTACCCACAAGGCCCGCAAGTGTCGCGTATGTCTCCGAAGCGGCGTAGCTCTGATAAAGGGTAATGGTTACTTCGTTGTTTTGTAGCCCTGCCGTGTATACGCGGGCGGTAGCACCAAAAGCGGTAGCTTCCAAACTTTCGGTAACACGGTTAAGAGTTGCCGCCGTACATTGGTCGGAACAGTCCACCGCGTTAATAGTTACTACTGGGTTAGCTAAATAGGTAAAAGCCATTTTTTATTCCTCGCTTGTGTCTAGGTCTTTTTTAGCACTTTTAGAGCTCTTAGGTGCGGATATAAACCCGCCCTCTACTAGCGCGTCAATGTTTACACCGGTAGCGGCTGCCGCTTCGGCGTCAAATTCTCCGCCTACTTCACCTAAACGCTCGCTCATAATTACATATTTTGGCATATTTTCCCTAACTCGTTTGCGCTTGCATTTCGATAGTTAAATCGTAGGCCGCGTATTCCGCGCCGCCGATAACGGCAAGCGTTGGGCGCCCGTCCGTTACTGCCACATTAGCCGCTAATAGTTTGCTCGCTATGTTCATTAGAGAGCGTTGGGCGTCGAGGTTGCCGGGGCCAAGCGTAATAATGCGTACCGGAAAACTAATTTTTACTATGTTGTAGTTCCAAGCTACGAAGCTTGGCGCGTCAATGAGTACGCCGGGTGGGGTGAGGTTACGCGGGTCGTTTGCCACGTTGAGGCCAGTAATGGCGCTAAGAGTAGTTGTAAGGCCGTCTAACGCTTCGTTAAATAGGTCGGTATAGGCGACTACTGGCATTAGGCCACCGCCGGGCGGTCTATTCCTAATAGTTGCTTAATCATTGGGCTAAGGCCCGTTGAGCTGCCGGTAGTCATGCCGTCAAACGACGCGAAATCCGATACCGCTCCGCGCTGCCTATAAAGAAAACCGCCATAGCCAATAGTTCCGAGCTTTACGGCTTGGTTAGGTACGGTCGTAAGGCTGTCTACATAGCCGGCCTCTTGGCGTCGCTTGTAACAAAACGCGTTAGCAGCTGCCGCGCAAATAGTTAAAAAACTTGCGTCCAATGCGCTAGCGGTACCAATACCGAGCCAGTCCTCGACGTCGGTAGCAGTAATCCAAGTACACGTAGGGGTCGTAGTAAATACCCCTAATGGTTGGAACGCTACGCGCTCGATATCGTTACCAACCAAATAAAAGAGCACTTGGTTAGGTACGGGTACTTCCTCGTTATACGTGAGCTCGCCATACGTGTTTACACCGGTAAACAAGTATTGGGGTAGCGCGTACACCGTGTAGGTGCCGTTTAGTGAGTTAGGCATACTCGAGAGCGTGAAGCTCTGCCCAACTTCTAGCGGGTCTGCATTGGTTAGTAGCTCAACTACTACGTAGTTGTCTAACCGTTGGTTACTGCTAACGCTGTATGTCGCCATAGGCGGCTAACCGCCTTTGTATTAGGTGAGTTTTACAAACTTGGTAGCGTCTACCATTTGTTGAGCAAGGTAGCCACGGAACGCGATAGTACGCGACAAGGTGGACGGGTTGTCAATACTGATAGCGCCCTTTTGCTGCTCTCCAACGAAGTAACCGCTAGGGTCACCGACAATTACGGTATCGGCCGCAAAGTTACGGTCTACGACGACGGTCAAACCGAACGCGGTAGGCGCTCCGTTTGCCATGCCCGGCGCCATTGTGCCGAACGCGTTCATAGGCCCAATTTGCGGGAACAATGGACGGCCCGCCGTGTCTACCAATTTTCCGAGGTATCCGAACATATTAGGGCTCAAGAAAAGGTGGGTAGGTAGGTTGCCGTTTGAGTTATTAAGAATTGTTACCGACGCGTCGTAAATATCGCTAACCCACTCGGCGGCGCTTGTTGGGTCGGTCAAAACTGCCGACTGTGAGACTGCTGCCAAAAGTGCGTCAGCTACGGCGTTGTCCGTGGCGTTTGCATAAATCCGGCTCATGTCGTCTAACAAAAGGCCCGTAACCTCGGGCGACGAAAAATCGAGGTCTTGTTCGGAGACCTGTACATAGCCACCGTACGTCACTTTATTAACGTCGTAAGCGCTAACGACGTAGGTCGAAGCTTGTAGCGTCGCGTTTTCTGCCGACTGTAGGGCAACCGTGTTATGGGTGCTCACGTATGGCAAACGGAACGTATGGCCGGCTTGTGGAATTGCGCGAGGGCCAATAGCGTCAATTACAGGACGCAAGCCTCGAAAATTATTGTAAACCGGTTGTACCAAAATCTCCGGGAGCAAGCCGTCGCTGTCGGCGGTCGTTACGTTTGGTGCAGCTGCTCGGATATTGGCCTGCATTTGTGCAAACTCCGGGCCACCTTTAAGCGCGCACGAAATCCACTCGGCGGCGGTTGGCATTTTAACTGTTTTAGGCTGTGCGTAAATTGGCATACTTGCTGCCTCAATTACTGCCGGTGCTTCGACTACTTCGCTCATTTGTTCTACCTCGTTACTTGGGTCGTTATTTTCATTTAACACTATTGGCTCGTCGTTTTGGTGGATACTCGCGGCCACTCGGTCTACAGTAGCACCGGGGAACGCTCCAAACGGAC